TAACATCTCCAGCTGATTCCATAAAGAATTGGAAGTTTATATCGTCGTGTTCAGATTGTATAAATGGATTTGGATAAATGTAAGTTAATTCATCTTCTTGTGGTTGTCCACCACCGAATGCCCAATACTTATTCCAAATACGAATATTACCACTTTGTCTTTCCATCAATAAGTCATCTCCATTTGGATTACCTGCTGCGTATTTTCCTACGAATTGTAAGTCTGCTGTAATCCACTCGTCTGGATTGTTTTCACTAATTAATGATTGGAATACTAATTCTAATCCAACGATTTCTTCTGTGATGTAATAATCTATTGGTGCGTTGTTTGGTGAGTTTTCTAATGAACCAAATGAAATTGTTTTATATCCCTCGTTATCTACTTCACTTTCATTTAGATAAGTCATCCAAGGGCCTGGAAGTAATCCTGTTTGAGCGTCTAAGAATTGTAATTGGTCTGCTTTAAATCTAACTTCAAATTCATATCCTGCTATCTTGTTAACCTCACCAGTCATTTGGTCTGCAATTGGTGTAATGGTTAAAGGAACTACAACTTGATTACCCATTTGAACTTTAACACTTCCGTCTGCTGGTAATGATAACCTAACATCTGGTGTTGGTGGTAAAGTTCTTTCTGATGTTCTTGCCCATTCTGTTGGTGGTGTTCCGTTACCCCAACGATAAAATGTTGTTCCGTCAAGTGTTGGTGTAGTTGATGTTCCGTTTACATCAACCTTTAATCCAGTTAAATTCATATCACCTGTAAAGTAATATGCAATATCACTATCGTTTGATGTTCCAATAATATCCACTTGTTTAGAAGCATCATCTGTTGAGAATAAATAATCTGGATTTACATCATCTCCAAAAGTAGAACTACCTGCTCCTAACTTAATTGATAGTGTGTCTAATCCTGTTTGGACATCGTCCATTAATGGATTTAAATAAATCACACCACCTTGGTCTTGTGTTAGTGTTGCGGTTTCTTGGTCTAAATCATCATCAACAAATATACTGAACTCTCTTCTTTGGTTTCTTGTAAATCCATCGTGTTCTTGATAATAATTTAAAGTTTCTGATGTTCCGTTTGATTTTAAATTATCAATACTTGACCATTGTTGATATGTTTCTCCGTTGTAGTGTGTGTATGATGTTTCAAATACTCCTGATGTGTATGCCCATAAGAAATATGTATCGTTTAATTGGAATACATCATCTCCATCAACATCTCCGATTAAATATGAACTTGGTGTTGCGACATCAATATCTTCTTCGTTTTCATATTTGTTTGATTGGAAATTAAATGATGCGATAGCATCGTTAATGTTGGTGATTGCTCCTCTATCCAATGTATAAGTTGTATGGTCTCCAACATAATCATCTGCTTCTGGTGGCCAGAACGATACACGATATCTGTTGTTTCGTGGTAAAGAAATATTAAAATATCCTTTATCATCTGTGTATGTCCAATACCAATAACTAACTCCTCTAAATCCGTCGTTTTGGATTTTCTGGTCTGATGTTGTTCCTGCATTTTGTTCATAGTATCTCATATGTTGATATCCTAATGCATTCGTTGAATACTCATCATAAGTTCCCATAACATCATCTGTTGTTCCCTCATCAGTTAAACTTGAAGGATAATTAACATCTCTTGGATTTAACCAATTGGAAAAGTTATCTGGATTAGTTTCATCTAATTCGAACAATACTTTCATCATAGGATATTTGTTTCGTGAGAATGCGTTTGTTCCATCGTATTCTCCGATGTATCTTAAATATCCTTCAACATCTACGAGTTTAGGGTGAAGTGTAATGTCTCCTCTTGCACCTCCATTATAAGTTCTTTCTGCCGTATAATAATCTCCCCAATTTCCGTCAATGTAAACTTTATAATCTAATAAATAATCATCAGATACATAAGTATAGTATCCTGATGACCCGTCATAAAATGTTGGTATTCTAAATGATTTTGGTGCGAAGTCGTCAACCACATCATTTATTTTAAAATAGAATTTTAATATTTGTGTTTGGTTTCCACTTCCGTTTCCAAAAGTGTAGTCTGGTGTTCCGTCATTATCTGCGTCAACTCCGTGAGAAACCATCGTTACTCTTAACCAATCATATCTTGTATCGGATATTGATTCTTCTATTAATGTTTGAGAAGTACCGACTGCTAATGAATCTTGATAACCAACATTAGAATAATGAACCACTTCGAAAGAATAGTCGGCACCTGATGATTCATCACCTTCAGTCCAACCTGATATATGACTTCCTTTAACAACTTTGGATTCTCCTTGACTCCAAGCATTAACTGATGTTTCACCTGATTCTACCCAAGTGATTAAGTCATTATCAAAGGCAATATCAAACCTAAGTGTAGTAATATCTTCTCCTACATCATCTAAGGTAACTTCCATTTCCAAGACTTTATCTCTCCAAATGTCAAAGTTGTTATTATCGAATGCTGGATTTGATGTATCTTGTGCTAAAAAAGTATCTAAATTTTGCGTAACTGAGTCTTTCCACCAAGTTTGTGGTGAATCCCAACTACCTATTTGTTTTACTCGTATGATTGGGGATTGTCCAAATACAATACCAAGCATAACAATTGACATAACCATTTTTTTCATAAAATGAAACATTGTTTTCTCCGTTGAGTTTTAGTCAATAATAAATATAAGATTGGGAAATATTAGGTATCGAACCTAACTACAAAAGTAGTAGATAGAGTAGAAGATAGTTTTACTGGTTGTCCTGGTTTTGCTACTGCAATTAAGTCTCCTTCATCGTCATATAATCCGATTTGAGTTACATAAGGATACCAAGTAGAACCTGTGATTTCATTAATTGAGTGTGAAGCAGGTGTATATTTTGTAGCAAAACTACCGGTTCCGGAAAGTGTTGGTTGGTCTCCTGGTGGAAACAAATTATATACCCAACTTCTATCTTCACCAACTGAACCTGGTTCTGGAACTCTTGTTAAACCTGCTCGGTCTTTTGTTGTACTGATATTAGAACTCATATTGAACTCACCTGCTGGTGCTCTCAACACATATTCATATTCTTGTATTTTATGAGTTGCTTGGTGTTCTAATGTATATCCAGTACCGAATCCAACATCTTTATATGAACCTTGTTGGTTCACCACCATTAGTCCTTCTTTGTAAAACACATTACCGATAACACTTCCACTTCCTTGAGCGTCAATACCTTGATTCATATCAAATGAACTTGATTTATGTGCGGCAAAACTGGCAGAATGTGCGAAGTCAAATAAATTTCCATCTCCGTCATCTCGTATATCCCAAGTTTGTCCATTGGAAGTATCGGATAATTTTACCGAACCTGGTTTAATTTCTTCTCCGTATAAATCTCTCGTAATACTAAATACCGAAGAAGACAAATATAAACTTCTGGATTGTTGTGAATAGTTTTCTATACCGAAAGGAAAGTATGCATTTTTAGGTGTGTTTAAACTAAAAAATCTATAATACTTTGTATTGATTAAATTCCAAGTTGGAAGTCCGAAAAAGTTTGTTGATATTGAACCACTTGTAATGGTTGTGATTTCATCTGATGAACTTACATAATTGTGATAAGAACCTGAACGAGCTTTAATTGCATATACACCACTACCACTATCGTTGTTGGTAGATAAAAAACTTTTAAAGGTTTCTATTACTCTGCGTGATTTATCAGACGATTCGAGAGTCTTAAACATTTGGAACTCCTAATAGTCTAACTTAACTTTTATGACTGCTTCCCTTGAAAAAGATTTTAATACTGGTTGACTTAATTTTGCTACTGCTATTAAATCGTGGTCATCATCGTATAGTCCGACTTGTGTGATGTAAGCTCTTGGGTCTCCTTTGAAAGAAGCAACTTTAAACTTACCTGTTGTTTCAACTCCGTCAGAATCTTTACTTCCAGTTTTATAAGTTGGGTTAGAACTAAAGTTAAATTCGTCATTTCTTGCTCTGGTGAAATAACTTACTGAACTGATTTCTTCTTCACGACGAGCTGCGAAATATGCTGCTCCACTTACTGCTGTGAAAATCTTTTGTGCATTGTTATCAAGTGTATTGGAACTTCTACCTGGTAGTAATTCTGCTGAACCACTATCGTTTCTACCAACCCACTCTGGATTCAACAATATGATTCCTAAGTCTGGGTAGAATAAGCCAGCTGCACCATAAGTTGTTTCTGATGCTGCTGCAAGATGAGTAACTGCTGTTCCACCTGCAATAGAACCCGACACAACATTGAAAACTCTACCAGATACATTTACATCTGTATTGGTTGTTGCTCCACTATCATCAATTAATTTTGTAATACCACCAGAACCTGAAATTCTTAACTCCCAATTACCTGGGTCAACTTTTTCTCTCATTTGTGCACGATTAAATGCTACGAAATAAAAGTCATCATATCCTGATGATGATTCTGCTGGTGCTGCGGTAAATGTAAATTTATTGGTGTTTGGTGCCAAGATTACATTTCTAAATTGTCTGTAAAGAGCTGCTGTTTCTCTGTTTCCAGTAGTTGTCTTGGTTGTGTTTCCAATGGAACCACTTCCGTTAATGTGTGCATACCCAACTGCGAATTGAACTTGTGCAGTTGAATTACTTGTTGCTTCATTGTATACTTCAACATAAGATGCTGATGTATCACCTAATAAAGATGCCGTATGAAATGCTGTTAAAGTTCCTGAACCATTACTGAACAATCCTGATGTTACGATTTGTCTATCAACTTGTGAAATGTCGTATTGTCCAAATTCTTTTAATAATGGACTTTCTCCTGGTGGTGTTTGTGTATTATTATTATTATTTCCGTGTTGGACTTCTTGTCCTGCATATATTGCATTATATCTTGTGATAGCGTCTCTTAGAAGAGCAACATCTGTTGATGCTAAATTAGGTAAATTCGAAAGTAATGTTTGAAAGGAACCTGGAAGTTCTCTATCTAAGAAAACTCTAATACCTTGAACTTCTCTTTGTAATTCTCCAAGGTCTGCTTGTTGTAATAATATTCCTGATAAAAATGTTGGTGGGTAATTAATGTGTGCCATAATTTATTATCTCCTATGAAAATTGTCCGGTTGAATCGTTTTGAATTACTACACTTGAACTTGCACCAGTTGTTTGACCTGTAATTAAAACTACCGTAGTAAATACTGTCGTGGTTGAATTTTGTAAGTTTGCGAAATTAACTTGAACTTCACTTGCGTCTCTAATTACTTGACTTCTTCCATTACGACTAAATGAACCAGTTCTTCCGTCTGGTGCTACGAGTGATGCCACATCAGTATTCAATATAGTGAAAGTATAAAGTTCTCCTATACCATAATTTTCTGTTCTTGGTTTTATAGTTCCTTGACCATTTGCTCCAAGTGTCATTGGTGTTTGAACATCAGTAAGATTTGCCAATGATGGTAAGTCTTTATCTGCTGTGAATAATTTATATCTCATCACTTGAGTTTCATCAATGAATGCTTCTAACAAAGGCATATTTTCTAATACTGCCCCGTAGTAAGATGAACCCTGTGGGTGACTTACATCATATAAATTGTAATCGATTTCGTCGTCTGCAAAAGCATATTTAGTAATGTTGAAATTACCATTTCTTGCTAATTTTTCACGACCTTTTCTTGTCAAAATTGCGTCTACCGTTATAGTAGTGTTGTCTAAAAATCCCATTAATTTACTCCTGTGATAATAAAATATAACTTACTTTTAATCATTAATAAATATAAGAAAGTTAAATTTTATTATTTAGTTTTTAATCGTGATGTTCCTGGTTGTTGTGTTACAAGTTTTGTTGGTGTTGTAAATGTAATTTGAACTGGGTCATCACCTGCTTTGTCTGTATTTTTATTTAATTTCGTACCTAAGTACATCAACCTATCTGCTGTGGTATTGATTGTACTTCTTTCTAAGTCTGTTGGTTCTAATGAAGAACTCCAAACATATAAATTACCTGGTATTTTATATGTGGAACCAAATCCATTTGCTGTTGAAACACTCAATGAACTGGTGTAGTAAAATTCTTTAATTTTGTTAAATTGTGATAATCTTGAACCGCTAATAAATGGTTGAACCGTTTCTGTAAATTCAATATTAGTTCCACCTCTTGTTACACTTGCTGTTGCATATGCATTACTATCAATGACTCTTGGATTAATTTCATTAATGTGAACTTGTGTTGCTCTATTCAATCCACGAACTGAACCAGTTGAGTATGTAATAACACTTTCATAATATGGAAACTCACCGAACAATCTTACATTGTTGTCTTGAGAACCACTAATGAATCTGGTAATCTTAACACCAACTTCACTATCGTTTGCGTTTTCATAATAAGGTTGTGTAGTTTGAATTTTTCTCTTGACTTGTTGTTTATTTCTTTCTAATATATTAGGTTCAATCAAATTACCGAAATCTGATTTTGCTCTTGCCGGAACAAATTGTTTCAATACTTCAAATACACTATTGTCGTAGAAATCTAATATTCTTAAATAATCAAAGAAGTGATTGTGTCCACCAACATATCGTTTAAAGTATTCATTTCTTGTAAAAGATAATCCACGATATTTGTTTTCAAATTCATCTCGTGGGTCTCCGATTTGATTGTCAAGATTGAAGTCTGCTAAGGTATAAATAATATCTTCATTGATTACATCAGTTGGTGAAAAGTAAACTCCTAATTTATTACTATCGATTGGTGCGAAGTCTTGTGATGATTGTTCTTGTTTTTGTATTGATGATAATTGAGCACCTTCTGGAAGTGAATTACTTTCCAATCTAATCTTGGTTGCATTTCTACGAGTTCCCACATTAGGAACTTTTATTTTTTCTTGGTCTACTAATGAACGATAGAAGTTTCCTGTGAATCCGTTAACATTACTACCTGATATATTTCCTGAGTAAGTTTTTAAGTGAGTGATATTTGATGCCGTTGGACTTGTTTGTAAATTTCTATTATCATCTAATGGTAATCGTATTAATAAATTATCATATGCTGATGATGTATAATTACCATTATATGCTTTTGGAACACGAACGTGATTATCAAATACACTACCACTCAATGCTTCTGACCACAATCTGAACTCCATTAACGAACCACTAAATTGTGTTCCGTCATTTCCTAATCCACTACCACCTATATATAAATCACCGGAAGAAGTATATGTTCCGTTAAGCACCGCATCCACTGTGTTGAAACTTTCGCTGTCTGAATAAATAATTCTTTGTCTGGTTGAATCATATTGTTTTGTAGTTAATTCATATGTTATATCCTGTGTTGTATTTTCACTTGAAAGTTCTGCACCAGTTGATGTTAATTTTCTGGTTAACATAACTGACCACATTTCATCATTGTAAAATGGTAATAATGATGAAGTAATATATTGTTTTGTTCCGCCGGAACCACTAATACTAAACCTTAAATGTCCGTAATTGTCTGTTGCACCATTGTCTTGTAAAGATATTGCCCAACTTCCGTCATCAATAGAACCTGACTTTTGAACTAATACCATTGAACCTGATGAACCAACACTATATGGTGTTCTAAATCTAAATTCTGTGGTGCTTGGATATAAATTATTTTGAGATTTCCAATCAGTTTTAATATATTGTCCTGCTTTAAAATCTAATGCATAGGTAAACTTTCTTTTGATTTCATAACTTACTCTTGTTCCTTTATCTGGTCCACCAAACTCACGAACTCTCAATACTGAACTTGGTATTCCATAACAATTTAAAATTCCTTTTAATGCTCTTTCAGTTCCTTTTGACTTAATAAAGAAAGGTAAGTTTGCCAATACTCGTTTCCATATTTCTTCTGTTAATGCTTCACCTGATGATTCGTTTTTACTTGTTCCGTCTGTTTCTTGTCCGAGTAAATATTCAGATAAATCAACTAATGAATTTCCGTCAAACAATTTAACACCAAGTGCCTCGGCATAATATTTAGATACATCTTTTGATATACCTTCCGAAACATTATTAACTCTTACATTGATATCACTAAGTGATTTTACATAAGTCCAAGTTTCATCAAATTGTTCTCCAACCATATCCATAAATTCTAAAAATACATTATTAGATACATCTTGATTGATATGTTCTGGTAATGTGTTTCGTAAAGAGTTTTGATTGTTGTAGTCATATGATGACGCACTTGAAATCATATTATTGTACCAATTTATACCTTCGGTAGAAGTTGATAACGACAATGTATATGGTGTTGATGAATTTGTTTTCGGCCAAGATGTGTCGTGGAATTGTCCATTAGACCCACTTGAATAAGATGAACTTTCAAAATATAAAAAGTCTTCATAAGGTGTAAACGAATCTATTACTCGTTGTCTTTTCTTTTCAACTCTTCTAATTTTAGGTGTTGCACCTGTTACACTTGTTAAAGAAGAACTTTCTGCAGTGTATCCTTCAATCAATTCTAATTTCGTTCTAAAGTTTTTAATTCTTCTTTCTGCTGATGAAAAGTGAACGAAGTTTCCGAACCCAGTATCATCAAGTTCTGTGGTTAAATCTGTTGTTGTTTTTTGATAATTAATGTTTGGTTTTACATCTAACAAACTTCCTGATATCAATAGTCTTTCAAGTTTTCTATTTTGTTCATCATTACTTCCTAACAATGTATCGTGACTTTGAAAGTCCGTTGGTTGAGAAATAATTTCATTTTCCACTCCGTCAAAATTTGCCGGTAATAAAAATGTATCATTGATAGTTTGTTTTGGAATCAAACTTATGTTATCATTGTAATCAAATAAAATTTCTTCAACGATTGTAACTGGTTGGTTGTCTTCAATTACTCGTGATTCCAATGGTTGTTGTAGTTTTAAATAATATCCAGAATTCCCTGGTATACGATATTCTTTTGTGTTGGTGATTAAATAAAAATCATTATCAATTGTTTTTAAATAAGTTTTGTAATCCGATATATTGTTTAGTTGTTCCAATATATAAAAGTTTTCGGAAAACATTTCATCATAAGCTAATTGTTCAATTTGTTTTGAGAATCTATATTCTAAGTTTCCTATTTGATTAACTTTAAATCCTAATTCTCTTAATTGATAATAAAGTTCTTTTAAGTTTGCTTTTACTCGTATAGTGTTTTTGTTAATTACATCTAATACTTCGGTAGTCCAATCAATATAAACATTTGTAGAATTTGAAGAATCATATTCTTCATTAACATTTAACAAACCTCCTAAGTCAATGTTATCGGTATCATCTCGTTTACTATATCGATACGGAAAAGTGCCTTTCAATTCAAAGTCATTATTACCAGAAACTTGTCCACTAAACGCTCCGTCCTTTGGGCCTGTATCGGTGGTTTGCCAAATACTTGCTGGTATAATATCAAGATTACTAATGTTTAAATTTTTTATTATATCTTTTCTAAAATATCCTTGATTGTTTGATATGTCGGGTGTTACTTGATTAGAAACAAATGCACTTGGTACATTTTGCATAAAAGGTATTGTTTTAGGATTTGCACCAACAATATAATCATCTGTTGGGATAATTACGGTTTCATCAATACTACCTGGAACTAATAAGTTTTTCCATAAGTTAGTGGTTGCAGAACCACCAACTGAACGCCTACCTGAATTTTCTGCTAAAAATTCCCCTTTGTAATGAGTTGGAATCAATGCTCTAAAAAAGTTTTCAAAAACAATTCTATCACCTTCCATTGATTTAGTAAAACCATTAATATCATTTTCTGGTATTGTTAAAACAAAACTTTGATTTTCAAATTTATCTTCTTGGAATTTTATTCTTGGTTCTGATGACTGAATAACACGAAGTGGATTATAAACTAATTCTGTATTGATTTTAAATAAATCATTATTTAGTAATTCTTGTAAATCTCCATCAAGTTGGGGATTACCTTGAATTAAAACTTCGTCTCTTGAAGGATTGTTATCTATTATGTCGTAAGAAAAACTTTCTAAACTTAATGGTCTGTCTTGAAGTATATTTCCTTCTTCGTCGGTAACAAAATATTCACCATCACGAACTGCAAAAGGTAAATCTTTACTATAAATACTTCTATTGTTAATATCATATAAAAAGTCCTCATCTGAATTACCACTAATTCTTCTTAAGAATTTATATGTAACTTTATAATCTCCGTCAAATAATTGGAAATAATCTCTAAGATGTTGACCGATGTTTAACTTTAAAGTATCGTCTATGTCTGGTGTGTTTTGATTAGTAAGTTCAGTTAGTGATATCACTCTATCACCTACCAACACATCATCTAAATCAAAAACAAATAAATGAACATAATCTTTTTGTCCAAATACATCTGATGATAATAGTTCACCAAATCCAGTTCTTCTTTGTTCTAAAGAAAAGTATCTACTTTTTTGTTTCGTTGTTAATCCGTAATCTGCCATAATTAAAATGATTTAAATTCGTTATCAATTTTGTTTTGATATCTTGGTAAAAAGATTCTTGATTTTAATTCAATTGTTACCAATTCAAAATTTTCTTGTTCTTCCGATTCTCTTTTACCGAAAGCAAGTGGATTTTCAAATGATAAAATAAATCCACGATTATCACGAGTTATTGTTTCGTTGAATTTTGGATTTGATTGATAATCCGTTTTTTGTTTTAAAATGTTTTGTCGTTTTCTTTCAAGTTCGAGTTGTCTATATTGACCGTAATATGGTGAACTCTCAACTGCTGCGTCTGTTGATTTGTATGGCATTGATTTACCTCACTACTCTAAATTCATAATTGTCATCGTAGAAGTTTACTTGTTCGTCTGTTGTTCCACTACCACTAACAACTTTAACCAAGAAACGATAATTTCTTTCTGCTTGGAATCCGTTCATCCATAAGTTAAAATAATTACCTGAACTATCACAACTTATTTTTGAACCTGTTCCAAATGGAACTATTACTTCTTCGGTTTCGGCATCTCTTACTGAATAATATATTGAACCACTTGGTAAATATTTTATAGTAAGTTCTGACGGCGTGGTTGAGAATGCGGTTGTAGGATAAAGTTCTCTACCCACAACTCTAAACTTCACGATTGAACCCTCTTTGTATTCTTGTCTTAAATTTTTAAAATAAACTTTTAATCTTTCCAAGTCTGAAGAACTTAGTGCTGATAAACTTCCTGTTGCCCAAGAACTATCGTCCCATTGAACTTCCAACTTAGGTGGATAGATTGTGTGTGTATCGGTAGAAAAGAATTTTAAGTTTCCTAATCTTGTTGAACTACTTTCATCTTTTGTTGTATCACTACCTGGATTGTATGAGAAATCTCTTGAACCTGTATACAATGATTCTCGTTTAATTATAAATCCTCTATTAGGAAATAATGATGAAGAGTAAATATGATTCTTGACTAAGTCCGTTACATCAATTCTTACATCTTGTGTTGCTTTGGTCATACTAAATGATGAACTAACTGAATATTGTCCACCTTGACTTCCAGTCCACCAAGCACCTCCGTCAGTCAATACTGAACCTGTTACCCAAGGTGTTTGTTCGTCGTGGTTTCTATATTGATAACTTACTCCGTCAGTCGTTACTGGGTCGTGGACAAGTTTACCATTACCCTCAGTCCAATCACTACCACTCACCATATATGCGAATAGATTTTGATTTCTTAATAATTCTTCTGAACCAGCGTGATATAAATTTAAATAATACTTTGCAGTAGAAGGAATCTTTCCGTCTTGTATAGATGAAGAAATATCTGTGTAATCAAATTGTATTAATGCTCTTGAAATGTTTTGGACTGAACCATTTTCTGCAACAACCTTGTTTACTTCAAGTATTTCATCAGCACCAGTATTGATAGATGATGTTGTACCACCTGAATATATTGTTGCGTCTTTATCTCCGAATATAAAATAATGCATTAAATGTCTCCTACTACGTTTCCTAATATATCTTGATTAGGATATTTGACTTCAAAAATACTTGGGTCAAGTGAAGGATACACAACACCATTTCGTGTTGCTAGTTTAATATCATAAACATTACCACTATATCCTTGTGATGTAGTTGCTTTGTTTTCAATAACGATTAGTTGATTGTCTGGATTGTTAGTTCTTGGTGGAACTACACTACCTACTCCGTCAACTAATGATATTTGATAAGCAATATCACTCAATACGATTGGTTGATTGATTTGCCATTTCGATACATCAAAATGTTTTTTAACTGCTTGAACACAATTAAACAACACTTGACTTTTGTTGTATCCTCGTTGTGTAATGATTGCAAACCTAACACCAATGTTCACTACATAAGCATTTTTTAAATTGATTGCGTCGGTTAATATTCTGTATTGTGATAAATACATTTTTAAATTTTGTTTTACGGCATCATTTACTGATGCTAATTTTCTATTTTCATCATAACCTAACAAATACATATTCATTGCCAATGGATTCGGTATGATGTTTGTTTCACCCGCTGTATTGGTTTCGTTTTGTTCGTCTTGAACAATATATACTTTTGCTATGTTTCCAAATTTTTGTGGTAAAGAATAAACACGAGTAATGTAATCTTGTCTGGTTACTGCTCGATTCTGTGTGTTTAAATATGCTAATGCGTTTTGTTTTATTTCAGTTAGAGTTTCTTTTGATGCTCCACCCGTTGCAGGTAAAACATTATTGAAAGATAAACTATCTTCTGCTGTTTGAACTTTTGTAGAATCTAAATTACCACTATCAATTGTAAAAGTAATGTTCTTACCTGATGTGATTGAGTTTGCCCTGACATTGTGTTCAACTGCTCCACCATAACGATAAGTAACGGTTAGTGTTGTGTTGGCTGGTGCCAATCCATAAGTTTTTGTTTTCATAAAATTACTTGGGTCAAAAGACTCATCTAATTTAGAAACACCAAATCCTAATGCTGAACCAACATTGTCTGGATTAGGAATAATTACTTCATCTGGATTATCACTAATACCTGCTCCGAATCTAACTTCTGTTCTGTCGTCTTCTGTTACTCGTGTGATAAATCTTCTTGATGACTTAATTAATCTCAACATATAAGGTGTATCGTTTTGATATTGAGAATATGTTGGGTCATTTAAAGAAGTGTTTTCTATTGTTTCAAAAACTGTATCTTGTGCCAAGAAAGGAACTTCATACCAAGTGTTTCCATTGGAATCAACTATCGATACAATTTCTGTTACTCCGGTGTTTCCAAGTGTAATCTTGTCAAACTTTTTCGCAGAATTAAATGTAAAGGTTTGTGAAGTTGTTGTTCCTGATTTTGCCAATACTTTTTTCTTTAACAAATATTGTTCTGGGGTAGCCCCTGGTGGTTGAATCAATTCAATATCTAATGGGTCAAGTGAACTCGATACTCTAAAGTCAACTTGGTCTAATAAAGTAAAGTCCACACCAGTATCTGATGATACTATTCCGTTGGTCGAAACCACACCTGCGTAATCTAAATCTGCTTCATCAGTTGCACTTTCCTTAGCAGGTACGATTTGAGTAACTTCTAATTCTACTGTAGCTGGAACTGCTGTTTTTGGTTTGTATCCATATGATTGTGCAATATTATAAACATTTTTCTTTTCTTCTGCGTAGTTCAATAAAGTTTCTCTATATTGATTGTCAACATAATAATTCAATACATCTCCAACATAAGATGCCATTTCTATAAACATCATACCTGGTGATGATTCATTAAAGTCGTTGTATTGATTTGGGAAATAAGTTTTCGCAAACTCAATAAGGTTTTGTCTAATTGATGAGAAATCTCTACCGAGATAACTCACTTCTTTTTTAACTACTTTTTTATTTGTGTTGTAATCAACCGCCATTTTATTCTCCTACTTCAAAAGTAAATGTAATTGTATCGAGAGCGTCTGGTTCTAATGTAGTAGAATATTCTAATGAAATTAATACTTGATTTAAATTTCTATCATCTTGAACCGCAACTAAATTATTCACATTAACATAAGGTAACCAAGTAGATAAAGATTCTCTAATGTTGTTTTCTATATTTTCTAAAGTGGTTGGTGTTATTTGTTCAAACAAAAGACTTTTCAAATTAGAACCGAAGTTCGGTTGAAAAACTCTTTCACCTTTTTCAGTCAATAGTAAATTTCTGATATTAGATTTTACTTGTTGTCTAATGGTTTTTGTTTTACGAAAAAAACCTTCTTGACTATAATCTAATGGAAATTCTATACCAACATAAATGTCGTCATCTCTATCTATTTCTCTAACATTTGCCATTATGGTCTAAATCCACTATCACCTTTTTTCTTATTGTTAATTGCTTTCATCAAACCAGAATAATCACGAGTTAATGCATTCACTACATCTTCTGGAACTTGGTCAACTTTTACACCTGCCTTTTTGATTGTTTGAACTGCACCGACTTCTCGTTTTCTTTCTTCGTTTCCACCCATACCTAAGTCTCCGTATCCCAATACATCTGCCATATTGTCAGAACCCAATACACCACCACCTAATGTTGGATACTCATCAGTTTGTCCTGATGAACCCAATGGTTTAGTTTGGTTCAATACCTCGTTCAACGCTTTGTTTGATGTGTATTGTTTTTTTGGTTTTTGTTTGACTTTTGGTTTAGGTTTAGAAATCGTTTCTGCTAATTTGATTTCTTCTTTGTCATTAATAAATATCTCGCTCAGTTGTTTTTTGATTTCTTTACGGACAACTAATTCGATTATTTTTATTAAGTCGTTTTTCTTCATTTGTACTCCTATTTCAACTTTACTATATTGCTTAAAATACTATCGTTAATTAAATTTTTTAGTTTACCTGCAAATGGTGTTGGTAGTGTTGTTTGTCCAGCACCAATGTTAGTATTTTCAATTACATCTAAAATATCTTCTAATAATTTCTTTAATGAATTACCAAGAACACCTGGTTCTAAATTTTCATCATCACCTAAATTGATACTCGGTGAATATACATTAAATTCTTCTCTTCCGTGAAACACAATTCTATTTGATTGAATTGTAATCTGTGGTTTATCGTCT